GCAGCGCGACCAGGGGCAGAAGCAGGGCAAGCCGAATCCTGCTTTCGATGCAAATAATCCTTTCAGCGACAAGGTTGATTGCGATGATGACCAGGATTTGCCCTTCTGATGAAGAGATTCATCTTCCGCCCCGACAACCGCTCGCAGATATTGCAGGTGATTGCCAACTACTTATCAGCGCAGGGTGACGCAGCCCTGCCGCTGGAGGTGGTGGTGAAGCCATACAAGCGCAAGAGGACCGTTGAGCAGAACGATCTATACTGGACGCTTGTTTCAGCGATTGCCAATGAGACAGGGCATAGTCGAGATGAAATCCATGACTTATGCCGATACCGCTTTTTAGGCATGCGTTCAAAGGAAATAGCAGGCGTGACGGTTGAATATCTGCCGTCAACGACTAAACTAAAGGTAGCGGAAATGTCGGACTACTTCACACAATGCGAGGCATGGGCTGCCGGTATCGGGGTCTATTTGCCGCCAAGAGGGTATGAGTGATGTTGAATGATTTGTTAGCTTTCCCGTGGTGGGCGCTGGCGCTAATGCTGGCAGGAGCTGCTGCGATCATTTGGTTGGTGGTGTGGCCCATTGCGTGGGTGGCGATGTACGGGGTTGGGAGCACCATCTTCCATGCACTCACGGTTGATTGGAGTAAAACAAAAACGAAGCCATTGACGCTGGCAAAGTACCTGCTATGGAAGTGGCCGATTGCCGGAATGAAGGAGGCGTTGATTTGGCCAGCAGAAAGCGTTACTTCCGGTACGTGGAAGTGGACACCACTGTTTGGATACAGCAAAAGGGAAAGGCTGATGGAGGTAGATGATGAGTGAATTGAGAAAGCTGGCGGCGGAACTGGCTGAAGCTGCAAGAACGCATGATGAGACGCATCTATTCGATTCGGAGATAGTTGCAGTCGAGAAAGCCCTAGCCACCGAGCAGGAGCAAGAGCCTGTGGCGTTTGATGTTCGAGTTGGGCAATTAAAGGCATCTAATGGGACAACGCATGTTGTGTCAGTAAATCACCCAATGCGAAGCAAGGATGCCGAGCCTTGGGATTATTCTGGCCACATTGAATTGTGGAATCTCGACGATAAAGAGCAGGCTGAACAAATGGCCTCAGACGTTCGCAAGGTGCTGAACATGGCTCCACTCTACGTCCACCCACGACAGGAGAACGGTGATGAGTGACTTGAGAAAGAACGTGACGAAACAAACAGAAAACACTGAAACAGAAACCCGCGCCGACCTATCAGGTAAAAACGAGCGCCTTGTTATGCGCTGCCGCCTTGAAGTGATAAACGAGATTCTTGGCGATTCGGTATTTTGGGAAGGGACTAAAGACGAAACCCCAGGCATTCGTAACATCCCGGGACGAATGGTTGCCGAAGCGGTGTTCAGGACCGGCAAAGAACAAAATATGGGCATGTGGCACGGATTTCCGTGCGCATAACGAGAGGGGTAATTTGCATGAATGAATTAGAAGTGATTGTAATTAGCGGGTTCCTAGCAGTGGCAGTGGCACTAATCATTGCCGTCATTGGTGGTATTGCGAATAGGCTTGAAGAAGATCGTGACGCAGCTCTAGAACGCGTCGCAGGACTGGAGGAGCAATTAGCTATCGCGTATATGTCCGGCGGCGCGGACATGCGGGAATCTTTACATAAGGAAAAGCAGCGCAATAAGGAACTGGCGTACAAGTTAAACAGTGCTACCCGAAGGTTAAAGGAGGTAGATGATGCCAAGTGATACCGAACAGCAGCGAATGAACATTGCGGCAGCGCGTGTGCAAGGTTGGGGTAAAGCGTTCGCACACTTAATTGTAGATGATGGGACGTTCAACATATTTGATGAGTCCAAACCATACTTAATGCGCGTGGTGAAGAAATTGTTCGATGAGTATGAGTTGGATATAAAGAAGCAGAACGGACAGTTTCTGTGGAGTGTTCGTTTCGCCGTTGGGCAGGGGTTTTGTGATGGTGTGGCGGACACGCTAGAACAAGCCGCAGGTGCAGCGGCAGAGTATGTGGCGGATACGCTAGGACAAGGACCGACTCAAGAAGTGTACGAGCAACGCATGGATGAGCTTGAGGCAGACAAGGACGACCTGCTCATCCGCATGCAGAAAGACGCTGGAACATTAGATGAGGCATTGCATTGCCTGCGCCACATGGAGAGGCGCAACAAGGATCTGAAGGCGCATGTTGAGCGGCAGAAGAAAATCATATCTTCACTCCGGCACGCACTCCTAGGCGTACTTCAAGACAACCTGCCGATGGATGCTTGTCGAATGGAGCAGGTGAACAGAGCGCTAGATGATGACGAAGAAGCCGCCCCTGGCTCCAGCGCAGCGGCATAGATTGATAAAATCATGTAAGATAAGTAAGTCTGTAATAGATTGCTCAAGGGAACAAGGAACGTCCGCTGGAGTACACGTTATGCAAAATTTTGTATTTGTTTACATCTTTAACGGTGATTACCGCTGCCTTGGAATTAATGAGGCGCAGACAATCGGGAAACAATTAATAAAAGAAGGCTGGAAGCACACTGCCACCTTGAACCCTGAAACATGGATAGAATTTATGTTAAATGGCAACGAAACACAGAGATTTGAGGCTATTGAGTCTATCTCTGCATAACATATATTACACGTCAGATGTGGCGTATAGTCTGGCCGGCTGTTATCCGCTCTTGGTGCGGGATTCATCTTATTTTAGCAACCCGATCACTAGCGCATTGAATCACTGAGACAGAGGGAGAAGGAATGACCGTAATAGAGTTGCAAGAAAAGCTGAGCGACCTGCCTCCAGATGCCACCGTATCTTGTGGCACGAATGGAAATGACGTGATTATTGTTTTCGCCATTCTTGGCTTTGTTGCCTTCGTCATATGGCTGGCACTGAGGGGTGATGAGTGATGAGTGAAGATTACAAAAGAGCGAAAACTCTTGGGCTTACCGATAAATATAGGTTTATCGACGCTTGGAACTCACAGGCAGACGAATCCAATCAGTGGCACGAACTTGACACCGATGAAGGATTGGGAAAATACAAACATCTTCCTGAGTGACTTCGAGGCTACGGATTGGGTTTACGTATAACGAATTAGCTTAGCGGCTGGCGCTTTCTGCCAGTCCGAGCGACCAAAGGGAGCGCTTATAGCGCCTTATTATACGTTTTTTGGAGATAGCAATGAAACTCAGAATTAAGCATGTAAAGAATGTTGGCTACTTTGGGCAGGTGAAAGATGGTTTTCTTTCTGGCTGGAAAACTATTGGCAAACACACAAGCGGTTACGGGCTTTACCCAAACAATCACGCGGCGCATCCGTTAGAGACTCAGCACGCGGCGCTTGAGAGGTGTAAGTTATATGAACAATGGGCTTACCACAACGCGCAGGAGCCGACATATTTTTACGTATAACATATATTATACGTCAGATGTGGCGTATAGTCTGAACTGTTCGATTGTCTTGACGCTACTTGCCTAGTTTGCCGACCATGTGCGCAGCAAAGTAAAAACCGATGATAATCATAAACGGCGTAGTCACTACATCTGCCATGTACTGAGCAGCGAACTTTGCAAATGTGGTATGCTGTAGTGCCTGCGCCGCTAGAATTGCAAGACCCACTGCCATCCACATAAAAGTAACAACAATGGCGATGATGCGCCTAGCAATGTTCTGACCTTGCGTCGCCTTCATCCACTCCAGCTTGAAGTCCAGTATCTTCTGATTGGCAACGGACTTTTCCTCATCAGTAAAGAACAGGGCATCAGCCCCCTTCATTACGCCATCAACAATCTTGTTGGTCGTGTCTCCACCACCGAATAAACTTGCCAGCCATCCCATATCAGCCTCCCGTACTCATTATTCCATGCTCATAGTGTACGCCATCCTTGGAAAAGAAAGCGGTCTTGCATTCTCTGCGGTTGCGGCCTTCCTTGTGCGATACATGCACCCATTTACCCTCATAGATCAGTTGGTCGTACTCAATATCGCTTGTAGCAATCCACTGAGCAACTTCTAAAGGGGTATGTCCGAAAATGTGGAAGTCTGCCGCCTGACCCCTGGTGTGCTGTGATGCCGGATGACTTCCGATAGCTGCATTCAATTCCTGCGAGCGGTAGCCGGATGTGATGATGATAGGCTTGGCATAGTGCGCCCTTACTTTCTCCAGCACATTCTTGCACAATGATTCTGCTGCCGGAAAGAACTGCGGAGGCAAATGGTTATCAATGCACTTCCTTTCCGCTGTCTCGCTTGCTTCAAACTCTGCGATTGTGATGTGTGGTGATAGATGCATATTAAAACCCCATCTTTGCGCGTAGCCAGTGGAATGCAGATGGAATAATAAAGGCTAATGCTGTGAAGATAAGACCAATAACTGCCATTACACCAGCCCAAAAACTAAGCTGGCTGGCTTTCCATTTTTCCAGTGTGGACACACGTTCTTGAATTTTATCTGCGAACTTCTTGAAATGCGCTATCGCTTCAACTATGTCATTAGAGATTGATTCATCCCTGCTATCCATAGCGATTATTTTTTCTTTCATAACAGCAACGTCAACGCGAATGTCTGAGATTATTACGTCGGATGATTTATGCTCATGACCTTCATTTCTCATCGCGCAAACCCCACCACAGAGTCACACAGTTATTTCTCCATGCCCACATTTCACCCACCTTAGCATTCAATTTATTTTCAACCTTTTCGCTGAACTTTTTGCCAGTTGCAATAATCAATGAATCGGATGGAACGCGATTTACTACGGTGAACTCACCATGATGGAAGCCATACACCTTACCATTGCACCAAACAGCCGATCCTTGAGTAGCGCGACCCCAAAGCGATAAGATGAATCCTAAGAGGCTATGAGGCTTTTTCGTTACCCTATACAGCATTCCGGCCTTCGGCTTCACTGAGGCTATATCGTAGCTTCTGAACCATGCATACAGCAGCCACGGCATGAAGATTGCCACGTTTGCAATCAGCAATGCCGTATTGAACGCGCCATTAGTGAGATATTGGACTAACTCCCACCATTCAGACAACATGAAAATGAAGGCAATATTTTTTGCAAGTAAAAAAGTGTACGGAACCAGCCAAACGATAAGCATAGAAATCACGGCCATCTGTAACAGTAGGCCAATCACATAAGCATCATATTCATTCAGGCCAATGCCTGAAAAATGCAAATTGCCTAGAGTCGTGTCCAGGATAACGAAACAGGCAAGCGCATATTTATGGTTCATTTAAACCGGCCATCTTTGCCGCGTTTTATCGGCTTCTTTGGCGGGCGGGGTTTAGTTGCTCCTACAGACATTAGATCACCTCCTTACCAAGTAATAGCATTGTGCTTTTAATTTCATGCACATCTTGGCTCATTGCATTCTGTGTGGCTTCCATCGCTGCTATCTTTGCTTCCATTTCCATTTCATCTGATCCTTATCCAGTAGATTTATCGTTTACGGCCATAGGGCATTAGTCGCGATGTCATACGCATCGACTGACGCAACATCGGGTAGCGCCGCAATCTCGGCTTCGATTGCATTGCTCGCATCCCTGATCGGTTGCAATGTTGACTGGTCATAGGCTTCTATGGCTGCGGCTTCATCGAGTTCGGCTTGCGTCGCCGTTCCGTTGGTTTTGTGATTAAGAAGCAGCGCTGAGCGGGCAAGCGTGTGCATCTGCCTGCTTATAGGCATCACGGACCCAATGCGCTGGAAAGCCTCGTCCTTAACCACAGCATGCTTGGCTGCGATGCTTGCGGGTAGTAGTGCCGCGTCGATATCAACCTGCAAAGGCTGCGGCCCGAGTTTTACTTCGTCCCAATACTCGATGTATGGTCCGTTACCATCATCCCGTAGCCCAAAATCATTTTCAGTTGCTGTGGGGTATAAATATTTAATTGAGAGATACATCATGCCTCCTTAGGCCATCATAAAGCCTGAAACTTGGGTTTCACCATTTCCAGCCACGAGGCCTCTATTGAGAGTTGTTGATTGGTAAACGTAGAACTCGAAATAGTCAGATGCATTCGTGACGTTGAGGCTAAATGTAGCGCTGAACCCTTGAGCTGAGGTGACACCAGATACATAATCTACGTGCTTATGTGTAGAGCCGTTCTTATAGATAAAAAGTTTAGAGAACGAGCCACCATCGAACGAGTTCCACTTAAGGTTAATTGTGACTAATCCGTGTCCAGTAACTCCGGGTGTCCACCTATAATTTGTAACACTATCAAATGTCGCATCGACATCGTACTCTTCGGTCGCCAGTTGCAGCTTAGTATCTGTGCCTACGCTAATGGTCTGAGCAGAAGAGAGATATGCAGAAAAATGCTTTCTGGTTCCAGCAGCATCAGCATATGCCGTTGTAGCGAGTTTAGTTGAATTGTCACCGGAGGTTTGCGTCGCGCCAGTGCAATTATCCATCGCTCCGGATGCTGCGGTGCCGAGGGCAGGGGTTACAAGTGTGGGGCTGTTGGCGAATACGGCAGAACCGCTTCCAGTCTCATCAGACAGCACACCTGCCAACTGGGCGGAGGTAGTTGCGGCGAATTGGGAGAGGGTGTTGGTGGTTAAAGCGACATTGCCAAGGTTGATAAGCTGAAACCTTGACCCATCATAGCGAACAACATGCACCATTCCTGACTTAATATCTCCAGCCGCAAGAGCGGTTGTGCCTAGCTTGGTGATAGACTTAGCACCTAGCGAGCTGATGTTGATCGTTGCCGCTCCTGTGTTATCTCCAGCAGCGATAAACCCAAACATCTGACCAGCAGCATAAGCGGCAGGCGTGGGGGTAGAAGTAGCCGTGATGGTGTCAGTTCCAGCAACCGTTGATAACTCAATCAAGCCATTCTGTATCTGCGCTAATGTTCCGGCATCCGTTAGGTTCGTCCCTGCTTTCAATCCGGTCAGTTTATTCGTACCCATCGGGATATCAGATGTTGCGGCAGACTGCCCATCACGGTTAAGGCAAAGATTTAGCGCGGTCTGAATGTCCGCCATAAGCGTGTTGTGCGTTGTAGAGGATATAGTAGTGCCTGTTACAACTGGTTGCCCTGCTGGAAGGCTGTATGTTCCCGAACCGTTAAATGCCATTTACTTTCTCCTTAATTGCTCTGCGAGGAGCCTTTGCCTGTTTATCTCGTCTATGGTTGCACCTTTTGATGCTGCGCGAACCAACTCAGGAGTGATGCCAATGGCTCTACCGCCTCTTGATAATGCGCCTGCGAGTTGCCCTCCCTTGACAGCCGCCTCACCCATAAGTCGAGGTGACATGAAAGGTATTGCTGTGGCAACCATCGGATTCATTGTGCTAGCGCCAATCGCCGCACCCTGCGCACCGATCCTGCTTAATCCTCGCGGAGTCCATGTAGCAGCAGACTGTCCGGCTAGCCTATCAATGATATTAGAGCCGCCACCTTCCTCTAATGACTTCACCATATCTGCCCTGTTGCCGTAGTTGGTGTTGGCGTTATTCCTGGTAACGGATTGCAGCTTCCTTAATGCCGTTCCAACAGAAGCCCTATCGCTTAATGAAAGTTCTTTCTCTATTTCCTTAGTTGACTTAATTGAGGTCTCAAAGTCTTTCATTACCTTGGCGTATTCTGGACTTTCTTTTGTGATAGTGTTTTTGATCGCGTTATACATCTTTGTCACAGCCATGCCGCTTTTTCCTGCATCTAGCTTATTTGGCATAAGGTCATTGATTCGCTGCTTTAGTGCATCAAACCCCATTGTAGTATGAAGTTCCGGTTTATTTCTCCAGTCATCAACTGTTTTTTGTATCTCGCTGATTTTTGCCTGAGTCTCTTTTCCGACCTTCCATGTTCCCTTGTACTTGAATGAATCAACAATATCCTTAAACGCGCTATCAACTATCTTAAAGTCTAGCGGCTTGTCAGCACCTTCAATGTTCTTCATTCCTGCAAGATATTCGGCTGTGCGCCGCTCATTCATATTTTTAAGGGCAGATTTTGCATCCATAACGACAGATTCCATATCGCCTTTGTTACGCATTGAACTAAGGGCAGAAGCCATGCGCTTTCCGCCAGCCTGACCAGCAGCACCAAGCTGTCGCATAGTTTCGCTGCCCATCCCTGTGCCAACATCGCCAATCAAAGATGATGCGGCAACCTTTCCGCCTTCGTAAAGTGCCTTTGCAGCAGGCACAACGGATTGACCTCCCATCTCAATAGCAGAACCTTCCGCCACGTTTCCAGCAGCATTCCTAAGTTGGTCTGCAAGCCCTTGCTGTGGCGTATTGCCAAGGGCAACATCAGCCTTTCCTGTAAATTCTTTTGCCGCTCCATAGCCCAATCCAGCACCAATCGCACCTCCAACAGGGCCAGCCGAAGCCGTGCCTACCATTGCCCCTCCACCTAGTCCTAATGCCTCGGCAACAGGTCCAAGCGTTTCCCTGGCGGCACCAGCAGCCCCATACAAGTTAGGGTTATCCCTTCCCCATTGTGGAACTGATTCTTCGGGGGACATTTCCCTTGAATCCTGTGTCTTGAAGCTCTGCTTAGCGTAAGACATAACATCAGACTCGGACGCATCATCAGGGGCGGTAATCTCATAGCGACTGCCATCAGGGGCGGTAATCTCATACCTGGCCATTACGGAAGCCTCTTAATGCTAAATCCGCCTTGAGATTGCGTCGGATCATCAGAGATTGCTTTCTCTAAATCTCCAATAGTTACATCTTTTCCCTTCCATCCCTTTAGCGTTCCATTCTGCTGAAAATAATTAGATGCGCCCTCCTTAGCTTGTGCTGCTTGCTCGATAGCTGTTATAAGCCTATCAACGCGCTTTAAGTTCTCAGATTCATCTAGCTTGGGATTGTAAGCTCTTGCAATCAGCCGCTCGCCTTCTTTCTCGGTAAACTGTGCGCCCAGAATGAGACGCAGGTTCCTCTGCACAACTTCCTCTACCATGTCTCGCGCAGCCATTGCTTTAGGGTTTGCGAACTGATTGATAAAGTCGGGCATATTGCCAGTCATCGGGCCTGTCAATTCTTGACCACTAGCAAGCATGTTCCGAACTTCTTTTAACTGTTCGATGTTCTTCTGTGCGTCTGCATAACCGCCCCTTGATTTCCAATCAATATATTCCTTTCCGAAACCCTTATCAACGGCCTCCTCGCCCTTACTTAGATTTATGTCCGACTTTCCTGCCGCTCTGATTTGCTTCTGCGTTTCAACCCATTCTGGATTCTTCCAGTCAGGCTCAGGCTTAGGGTTGTTGAACATCACGTTGCCATCTGGGCCATAGGCTACCTGCCCTTGATTTAGTATTGTTGGCTTACTTGCCGCCAATGAATCAGCCTTGTCCTGTGACTGTTTCTGCATTAGCAGCTTACCTATTTCTGGATTTTCTGCGTATGCCGGATTGATGCCAGAATCACTTAGCAGTTTTGCCATTTCAGCATTACGCTGCGTTTCCATCGTGTCCGCTTGATCGGCATTCTTCTTCCCTGCCCATGCGTTCATCAACTGGGCGGCGTATTGCGTGGCTTGTGGGGGAACATATACACCACCAACCATTTGACCTTGCTGGCCCTGCATACTCTTATCGCGCAGAAGTTGCGCCATTTCTCTTTTGCGTTTGATTTCAGCTTGCGTTGGCATCTGCAACCTCCACTACTCGGCTATAGTTGACCATCATGTAGCCGCTTTCGTGCGTCATTACGGCATCAGGGATAACATCAACAACCTCTTGAGCCAGCACGCCAATCTCAGAGATGCCGAACTTGTCATAAAGATAGATGCCAATGCCCTTCATCAGGTCTCCAATTTTCACTATGTTGCGCTTGAGCCGCATGTCAGAGAAAGCCCCTATCCCAGCAGAAGCAAGGCCAAACAATCCACTAGTCATGCCTGCATTAGCTGCATTCTGAGCGTTAGCGTTCTGTAACTGCGCGTTGTATGTTGAGTTAGCTGCGCCCAATAAGTCAGGGCCACCCACGTTCGCCAGCCCTGCCGGATTGGATGCTCCAACCTGCGGAATATTGGCAACCTGCATCTGCTGACCGGAGCGAACAGCGTTTAGCATGTTGATTGGGTCTTGGCGCAAGGCTTGAGCCTGTGCAAGATTCTGTGCGCTTGCCTGATTACCAAACTGCGCTCCGGCAAGATTCTGCCCGAACATCTGAGAACCCGCTTGATTGCCGAACTGAGCCGCGCCAAGGTTCTGTCCATACTGCTAACCGAGAGCCTGATTTCCTGCCTGCATTCCGGCCAGATTCATGCCGTACATCCCTTGCGATGCTCCTACGCCACTTTGAATAGCAGCGTTTCTTGCAGACTCGTAAGCCCTCTGCTTGTCTAGCCCGAAGTTGCCAAGGGCTGTATTCCAAGCCTCAGTGCCGCGCTGCAATCCCTGATTGGAAAGCTGATTCTCAAGGTTTGCCTGGCCTTGTTGAAACTGAGGGTCGAGATACTGTGTGTTCTGATTGTAAATGGCATCAGTGACGTTCTGCTGCATAAGCGATGGGTCGCCTGCATCAGTCCTGATCTGCCCTGCGTTGTTGTCAAAGGAAGTCTGAACAGGCTGATTCGCCACGCTTGTAGTTAGAGGAACATCGCTTGTCAGAGGCTTACCCAAAGCGGACTGAACATAGCCAAGCCCCTGCTGCGCGACTCCGCCGAGTCTCTGGTTTATCTGCTGATTCTGGTTGAACATTGACTGCTCGGCAGGAGACAGCGATACCGTCTGCGTCCACTGGTCAGGGCTTTGTGCAGTTCCTTTAGTGTAGTAAACTCTCCCGTATGGCGTGTTCTGATTAACCATGCTGCCTGTTTGTGCAAGCCTAGCTGTCTCTAAGTCGCCTGCTGCCGTAGCTTGTGCAGCAGCCTTATAATCTGGTGGCGGCGGCGCTGATGGTGATTTACCCATGTGTTACTCCTTTACCCATTTACAATCATTTTTTGTGAGCGACATAATGATCATGTTTCCGTCGGGATAGGCATTATCTATTTCCGCTTGTCTCTTGAATCCAACCTTTTCGCATAGCCTCAATGAAGGCTCGTTAGCACTTGAAATCATCGCCATGACTACATTCACCTTGGCTTGATTAAAGGCGTAATCGAATATCATCCATAGCAGCCCTTTTGTAATCCACCGCTTGCCCTCTCCGGCAGTAGTGATCCGCATAGAGGCTCCGTTCCAGCCGTCATAAACAACGCCACCTGTTATCTTGCCGTCCTGGACTACACCAAAGCATACAGACTCTAGAGCGATGTATTGACCACCAATCCTGTCCATTACCCATAGGCCAATTTCTTCGTTGGCCTGTGGAGAGCAGACGATCAAAGTACACCGCCCTTTTCTACGGTATAATCAATCGAGTAAACCCTCACATCGGATGCGCTGGAAGATGTTTTGAAGTGCAAACTGGCCCAATATCCGATACCGAACACCGACTGCCAATCTCGCGCAATCACCAAGTCTCCGCCCCATATCGCTGCATCCCATACGCCTGTATCCCATGTTCCGTAAACCGTAGGGGAAAAGGTCGGGGTGCTAACAGGAGTTGCCATATCAAAGTCCATATTAACGTCAGCCACCACACCAACAGACGAGTCATATCCGAGAATAATCCTAGCCATTGCAATGCGCTTAATCTGCGATTGAGTGCCGAAGTTATTGAAGGCAGGGAGAACGTCAGTAACAATATCAGAACCGTTATCATCCGTTCCTGTCCATGCTTTATAGACCGTTGAAGCCCCTCCGAAATAGAGTTCATTGGCTAGCACATACCAGCATTTAGCATTCCATCCGGTGAACCTAGACCATGCCCCTGTAATGGTGTTCATAACATATTGGTAGCTTTTGGTTGTGCTAATAGGAACATTCACAAACATGACATTCTTTTGAGGGAATGTGATAATATCCCATCCATAGATGCTGCCATAATTAGCCGTATCGGATGCCATCTGAGGGTTTATCTTGTCCGTGATGGCTAGGTTGGTCTTATCCTTAGTCTGCATTGCATTGGTCAGAGATACTAAACCTCCGCGAGTCAATACAAGTGTGTCGCCGCCGAACTTGCGCGTAAAGTTTGTCCCAATGGGCGCACCAATGAAAAACACACCCACTAGCGTCCATGTTGAAGCTGTAGCAGGGTTTGTTCCTCTATATAAAGCCACTTCCCCTTCGCTGGAGATGAAAGCCAGGTGGTCATCCATGCCGTAGCCAGCGTCAATAGTCAGTGTGGCTAGCTTGGCAATCTTGCCGCCCCTATGGAATACGGCACCGATATTAAACTCAGTAGCAGAACCAGAGATGGCATCCGTGGCAAGATACCATGCGCTCATGCTGTTCTGCTCCACGAACCACATACGCCTCATGTGCAGGGCTACATCGTCTAGGGTGGCAGTATCAACACCTGTGATGGCAGGGGTAGAAACTCCGGTTATGGTGGCCCATGTTGCGCCATCATATAGCAGTAAATTATCAGCACCGTTGACAAAGTGAGCATAAGTGCCGCCAGTGGTACTGATGTGCGAATGACGGAACCTTGCAGAAGTCAATCCGGACACAACTGAAGCACCAACAGATCCAGTACTAGTTACATCGTAAATAGCGCACGCTCCGCTATTGTCAGCCGCCGCAAATAGCTCAGTCGTACCAGAAGCCGATTCGTAGTCCATTAGCGTCTCTACGTTGCCTGTGATGCCTGTAACATGCTCCGAATGACCACCACGCAGCTCTAACTCTGTCGGCTGGCAAAAGAAGTTATCCAGAATGACAGCATCGACATCCTTCATCGCAGCCAGTGGATCTCGCTTGTTCCACCCACCTATAGGGGCGGCAACCGAATGAACACTAACTGCCATAATTTATTTCTGGGGTGTTCCGGTTGCCGAGCAATGGGGAAACGTAGTCGGATGACATATTTAGGTTGGGGGCAGGGGTGTCGTTACCCTTCGCCAATTCTAAAGCCTTCATGTAGTCCATACTCAAGGCGGAGGCATCCAATCCTTTGGCCTCGTAAAACTTAACCTTGGTCAATAGTGTGACAAGATGCTCTGGAATGTTGGTCACATCGTCATCTGCTGTAAACTTGGCCTTGTCCGTTCCAGCTGCACTCTGCGCCCAATATCCGGTGACATACTCGAAACCGAATCTAAGACCATCGCTAGGGAAAGGATAAACAACAAACTGGTTTCCCTGCTGCCGGAACTTGTAATATGGGGAAGCTGTAAAGCCTAGAGCCTTCAAGTCCTGCCAATACTGCGGAGACTTGTTGCCATAAATCCTATTCTCGCCCGACTTGTCAAACTCGGTATTTGAGGTCATGCGGTTGAAGCCTGTTGGCATATTATACTTGCACTGTGCGAACGTCAGGGTAGGGGTTCCAGACGCGCTAGCCTGCGCTGTCATGGTGAAAGTCGTAGGGCTATCAATCGAGGAAATCAGCGAGTCGGCTAGTATTCCTGTGCCGCTCACACCGTAATTCGTCGATATATCAGAAGTATCCGCCACGGTGACCGAGGCAGACGATGCTGTCACCGTGGCGGACTTGGTGGTAGTAGTTGTGTAGAAACGATGTTCCTTCTGCAACTGCTGCCAATCGTGGAGCCTCATCAATTCATCTCCAGCCCTGTTAGCCAAAGCTAGAAGCTGGATTATCTGCCTGTCCTGAGATGTAACAACGGCAGTCGGCTTAACAATGCCCAACTCGTCGCATACATCTTGAATTGATGTAAGTAGCGTCATTTACTTGCTCCTTGGTTTCCTTGTCTTAGGTCGGGCTAATTCAGCCACCTGACGCTGTAACTCGACAATGTCATTCTTTAAACGCTCATTCTCAACTGCGTACTTCTGCGCTTCTGCCGATCCTGCGCTGGCCTCAAGGAAAGCTTTGGCCTTGGTGCGAAGCTCAAAAGCTCCCATACCAATCTTCTGCAACTGCATATCACTTGCGCTAGCCAGCATCTCAACTGTCATAAAGCTCATAGCCTTAAGTGCTGCTTTCTGTGCTAACGGAATTGCAGGCCATTCATCAATAGGTGTGCCGGATACGCCGTCGCCTTCTCCAGACCGCTCATAGTTCGACCACTGTTTGTAAAACCGCTGCTTGTCGTTCTCTGTGGCTTTGCGCTCAATCTGGTTGGTCGCATCGCCAGGAACAATAATCGAGATGTAATCCACCTCAACAAATATCGGCCTGCCTTCTTCAAGGCTCTTTGCCTTGCTCTCAATAGCCTGTTTGTAGAACTTGACGTACAAATTGCCGTCAAGTGAATTGCTACCATCTAACGGCGCGTTGTCGTTCCCGAACCCTTGCATTGCTGCCTGTGTCATCGTCTGTCTCCTGTTTTCTCTACCTTTCGCTGTTGAGCGAAGCTTGTTTGGCCTTGAACATATCAGGGAGTAATCCCTTTCCATGAACTGATATGTCCATGCCTTTTGCCTGTAATTCCTCAGCTAATAACATGAAAACTCTAGCCTGCTCCTTCATATCATAACTGGTCTTATACAATGCCCCATTAAAATCCACATCGAAACGCATCGCCAATGGGTTCTGTTCCTCTTGCTTGCTGCAATCAGCATGAAAGTTTTTCTCGTAGCTAGAGTCCGCCCCAAATACTTCAACGCGCCTGTAGCCTAGAGTAAACAGCATGCATAAAGTGCTTACTAGCGCAGTAACTCCGCCTCCGATGTAGCAAAATGACCTATCGCAATCGGCATATATTTCGTCAATCCATGACAGGTCAGGAACCCACTTGATAGGGTTCTTCGACAGTTTGAAGAAATCAGGGTGCGCTGTTGATGCAATAAGATGCCCTTTCGCATTACCCTCTATTCTAGAAGGCGGAAATGCAGGGTCAAACACAACCTGATAATCAACATCAATACCATTTTCTACCAGTGAAGTTGCTCCGCTATTCGTAGCGAACACATCACCATTAATTCGTTTTATTTCTTCAAAAGATTCAACAACACTTGGAGCATTACCGCACAAAACAGCAGCCCTTCCATGTTCGGGTTTTCTATCAACCCACTCTCCTGAGAAATGTCTATTACATTTCGCATGCTCTTTTCCACTATCACTATCAACTGAGCTTATTACCAGGATAGGAACCTCAAGCGATGATGTTGCCTGTGGGTTATGGAATGTTAAATGCTGAGCATCAATGTCCATCATTTGCCTCTAAGTAAAAAAGAAAGGGGCCAGCCGAAGCCAGCCCCAATCCATTTAGGTGATGCGACCCTGCATATGAGGGCGATCAATAGACAAAAGAACAGTAGTTCCAGTGCCTGTGGTTAGGGTTGTATTTACAGAAGCCCCTTCCATTTCCTGACCAGTTACACTTGCAATAACCAAGCCGGCAGTCGAAACACCAACTGCCGTACCTGCGGTCATCACAGTGCCAGTATTGGCTGCTTTGGCTGCTGTAGCGATACCAGAAATCTGATACCAACCATACTGACTTGCCACATTAGCGGACATTGCAACAGCAACGCTCTCAGGAACATTAGAGCCTGCTGGAGCAAGTTCAGTAACGAACGAGCCAGTGTTATAGCAAACCACAGAGCCAACTGCGGTAGATGCGACACCAGGCAGATAAATAAACTCACCTACACCATACGTCGGGTCTTTTGCGCGGACGATGGTGCCAAGCGGGTGATTCTGCGTGGTGTCAGTCACAGCAATGGGCTGTGCGCCAATGAGGGTTTCAGTAATTACGTATGCCATTTTAGTACCCTCCTTAATCTTTCAACACGCCCTGGTAGCGAGCACCAGAGCAAGTGAGGTTACCAGCAACACCGATCAGTTTAACAACGGCATCCTGATTCGTGGACTGACGATCTCCACCGATAGCAACAAAGTTGCGGTCACGGTGAGGACGCCACATGAGATACTTCGTGTTCAGGAAGTACATGTGGTTGGTCGGGCAACCGCCGCCAATGCCACCGTCGAGAACAACATCAGCCGGACGGCCTGCACCATAATACTTAAGTGAGGCAAAGCCAGCACCAGCCATCTTTTCGTCGGTGACACGCTGAATAGCCTGCAAAGACTCAAGATAGAGCTTGTAATAGTTGTTATCGCATGCAATCAGGTCAGGGCCATCATTACCGCTTACGATATTGACCATAATCTGATTCATGTAGCTCTGAATGTTTGCGCTTGTTGCAGCAGCGCCACCTTCAGTGGTTGCGTCATAAGCGTAGTTTCTCCAGAAGCTCCATGTGGCACGATTGATGCCACCTACAGTACCAGTGGAAGGCGCGTCAGCAACGATAGACTGCAAGCCAGTGATAGCCTTGCCGCCGGAGCCTGTACCATCCGAATAGATACCATTGGTGGAATCACCAATCAGGTTTGCAAGCTGTGATTCTGCAACATCGATACGAGACTCAAGCAAATCAATGATCTGCTCTTTGCCGCTGTTCTGGAGCATTTCCAGACCAGAAATCGTAACTGCTGATGCAGCCTGCTTAATATCCCAGCTAGATGCGCTGATGGGGCTGTTTACACCGATGTTCAATGTGTCGTAGCCGGAATACATCATTGCGTTGCTGGTGTTGGTGTCATTATACGACAGTTCCTGCAAGATTACATTACCACCGCTAAACGGTTTTACATTGCCACGCTCTTTGAGCTTGTAGAGCAATGCGTTCTGATTAGCGACGTTATCTGCAATTTCGCCGGATCGTGACTGAATAGTAGTCGCGATAATGTCCGAAATGGACGAGTTAGCGAAAGCCATAACTTTCTCCTTTCATTAAATTTTATCGTCGTAAGCTGCTTCAAGAGCGGCCCTTAACGATTTTGGCTTTGCCTGTGACGCGACTGAGCCTCCCTGAGTGGACACACTTGCCGAAGCCTTTTTAGCTTTTGCCGCTGCTTGTTTCGCTGCTGCTTTCCGCTTGGCTTCTGCTTCCTTCTGCTGTTGAGATAAAAGGTTGCTGCGTGTTTCTGGGTTTAGCCATAATGCTTTGTCATAGGCATCTTGTAACGATGAGGCTCGGCCTTCTTGTAAAAGAACCGCCATATCCTCGCGCACAGCTTCAAAATCGCTATGCTCTTGTGCAAAAGCCTCAATCTCGCTGTTGAGCGACTGAGACTCTTGCTGCTTCTGCTGTTCTACAGACTGCTGCAACTGTTGAAGCTGCGTCTGCAAAGCTTGATATTGAGGGTCTACCTTCACAGGCTCCTCAATGCCTTCCAAGTCAACGCCATACTGCTGCGCGATGGACTGCAATGCCTGCTTCTTCTCAAATGGCTGTCCATACCTCAACTTGTGGTCTGCACCTAGAAGCCCCTGAATAGCTGCTTCCGGCGTAACGCCAATCGAGTTGATGGTTGCCATGTAAGGCTGAATAGCCGCTTGCATCTTGTCAGCGTAGCTAGCCTTTTCCTTGAAGCCCTCGATACCCTTATGGAAGTCTGCTTCGCGCCTCTGAATCTCGCTGTAGACTTCATCGGGGATCTTGTTAAACGCATCAGTTAGCGTTTCATTCTTCTTCCACGATGAGGGATATTCGCGGCTAACAACTTCTTCCGGCTCTGCTGCCGCTTCCGGCTCTGCTGCCGCTTCCGGCTCTGCTGCCGCTTCCGGCTCTGCTGCCGCTTCCGGCTCTGCTGCCGCTTCCGGCTCTGCTGCCGCTTCATCATAAGCCTTTTCTAACGCCTGCCTTGTGCTATGGGTAGCCATATCGCACTCCTATTTTAGTTTTTCGTTTACCAACTCTGAGACTATCTTCTTCCTAGTTTTAGATGGGGCTTTGTACTCTCTGTTTTCTCCAGGCATCTTTTCATTGCCTACCTCAATTAGCCCATTGTCCTTGAGGTGATTTCTGTGCTGAGATCGCGATGTGATCATCTGCCCTGTAGCCTGTGAAAAGTAAGGCTGGATATCAGACAAGACTCTAGGAGCGCAGAACTTGCGCGTAGTCCTCTCGCCGCAACAATCCGGCAAGTCATCGTAGTCCTCGAACTTTCTAAATATCTCCTGAACCTTACCGCACTTATGACACTCAACGTCATATAATGGCATTCACTACTCCCAGAATACGGTGCAGTTGATGGTGTTAGCGACGGTCAGCGTCAACCCTGTGCAATTAGCAGGAATCGGGATATATGACCCTGCCGATGGTGTCAACGTGCCAGTGATAGCGTTGCCTGCCGTATCGGTGATGGTCACAGTGCCGGATGCCGTTGTTGCCGTAAGCAGTCCGATGATGCCCTTTGCCTGCGTGATTGATGTGGTTGCGGTGAAGTTGGTGAAATTGCCGCGCTCTGAAACTGGATTGCTCATGTTGTCTCCTATATTGCCATTAGCAGTACGAGTACCGCTTCATCTTCGTCTATTTGCTCCTGCAACATCTTCATGGCGTAGGCTTCAATCTCTAATTCAAGCGATTGTAAGGCGTTTTCAATGCGTTGGAGTTCGTATGCATCAACCCTCGGCCTAATGCGCTTTCTAGCGGCATAGTCAGGCTCTATAGCTACCTTTTGTAGCCTTGTTTCCAAGACCTCACGCTTAACAACTAGCTTCTTGTACTTCTTGCTAGCTGATAACTCGCGCTTTCTCAGGCTTTCCCATAGTTCCAGGTAGAAAGGGGAAACAACATCATCCCAAAAGTGACCTACGTCGTAACCGCCGCCTGCTTGCCCAAGGTTTTTAAGCCATAGCAGCATCTATATCACCTTCGCCAGAACGCCTTGAAAGCCGCCCGCTACAACTGTGCTTGCACCATCAGCGATAGCAGACAAGCGAATGTCAGCGTTCTTTGGAATCACTAGATAAGGCATAAATATATGCTCTCCGCGTGCGCCCGTGTTGGCAGAAATAGTAACCTTGTCCCTGAACACCTTGCCGACCTCACGCACCTCTAAATGAATGTCCACGAATGCCGCAGTCTTTTCCAAGCAGTCGGCATAAAATGATGTTAGAATAAGGTAGTCGGTGTTGGAAATGGTTGTAGATGCCTTTTCTGAATTGTTCAAGCCAGCTACTTGTATGAGGTGAACCTTCGCGGCGGTGTCTGGTACGCCTGCTGTGTCAGTATCTGTTTCATACACATAGATATTGCCAACAGAATCAACAGCGCCACCGTTATAGCTTCTGCTCCCCCTAGCTAAAGGCGGTGTAAGGGCGACCTGAGTTTGACCTTTAAGCGTCACATCCTGCGTAACGAAGGTGAATACGCCACCGCTTACAGTGTGGCCTTCAACCGTCAATACATAGGTGTCGGATGCGCTGGATGAACTCACTGTGTTGATTAGGTTGCTGGCGACATAAGTCTCATTCAGCACCCCAGCAGGAAGCGTCATAATAGTTGCTTGGCTTGTGCCAACCAATGAATTGCGCCCGAACTTCAATAGGTCTTTGTTCTTGCTGTAAACGCTCACTGTGTCGCCATAGTCAGCTAGAATGTTGTTTATGGCATGCTGCATCCAGTAGTCATTGACCGGTAACGGGCTGGCAACACTAACGTCTGTCGCGCTACCATCGACCCCGTGCTGAATCTTTACCCTCTGATGCTTAACTCCGCCAATGTCATCAGTGGCAATAATATCGCCGCCGGATGAGTTTTTGTTAAGTTGAGTATTGTCAGGCATTAGCTAGACACAGCCCCGATAATACGCCCTGTCTCGTCGCGCTCAACAGAAATGGCTTTAGGCTGACGCATTTGCTCCATCATGGCGTTAATCATCATCATGGGGTCGGGCTTATCTTCCATATCGTCGCCTTCTTCCATGTCGCCTTCCATATCATTCTGCTTGCTCATCTGTGCAATCAGTACCTTGGTGGCGTTCTCCAGTTCAGTTTTCCAGCGATCAAACTCTAGCCTTGCAGCCTCACGCTGAGCCTCATGCTGCATCTTAATCTGCTCCAACTGAGCCTTGTTAGCCTCGGCCTGCTGAGATACTTGAGCCTTGCCCATCTCAACCTGACCATCAGCCTGCACCTTCATCTGCTCAATCTGCGACTTGGCTTGAATGTCGGCACTAGCCTGTACTTGCTGCAACTGCTGTTGATGCTGTGCCTGCATTTGCTCCATCTGCTGCTGCATCTGCATCATCTGAGCCTGTCCGCCGTCGCCCTGCTGCTGTGCGTTCTTTGCCTGCTCCATAGCTTCATCAAACGCACCCTCGATCGTTCGGCCAACCTTGAAACCCCTAACGCCGAACATCAGCATCTCGCCAAGCAACGGGATCATTGCCGGAGCCTGCGCCCCAACCTCTGCCGATTGCTTCAGGAATGAGCCGGCTGCCGTAAGGAACTCCATGCGCGACTGCTTCTCTTTCTCCTGATCCATCGCAACCAGCGTATCAACGTCAATCTCGATGCGGAAGTTACGCATAGGCTCATCAGCGATAAGCTGTAACGCTGCCATGATAGCCTCAGGGCTTTCCGTCTGGTCAACGCCGGACATGGATACCAAAGTCTCGGGCTGGTACTTGGTGCAAATAATCTCTGCCTTGATGCGTAGCAGGTCTTGAGCGAAACGCCCTACATCAGCCTGCATCTCTTTCAATCGTAGCGAGGCATAGTTGGTCTTAATCTGCTGTGCCGTTGCTGTCTCGTTTGCGTTGGTAGCACCACGAATAACGTCGCTGATACCTGTTATCTCGTAAATCGTCTGCTTGACCTGCTCACGCATTGCGGTCAACTGAGTGACTACAGTGATAACCTCGCCCAATGGCATGAAGTCAACAGCACCCTTAAGCCCACCCTTCTCGCCAAACGCAGCCCATGAATCAACAGGGATAAGCTGATTCTCAATGCCTTCATCCAACATGCGCTTCAAGCCTGTCTGCGTGGAGTCGTAAACACCTATAACCTTCAACGCTTTCATCAGGTTATTGATGCGTGATGTTAGCTCGTTAAGCTCACGGTCTTGGTCTTGATACAGGATGTAATCAGCAACCGGAGTCATGCAGTCAGTCGTGATGGTGGCATACAAAGGTTTAGGGCAAGGGAAAAAGCATTCCAACTCTAGCGGATCGTCACGCCTGTCCAGGAACTTAGGATAGCCCTTGCTTACCCAATACACCTTTTTACTGGTCTTGCACCATATCTCCCATACTTCGGCGCGTTTGTTCTGCGTGGAAACCAGCTCTTTGTCCTCAACGCCCTTCTGAGCGACAAGCAGCGGCACATCGGCAAACTCAGGACCAAACCTCTCGATGCCCTTGTCTCTCGACATATACACGCGCCGAGCAACCCACTCAACTTCTTCCCAAGTCCGAGCCGGAGAACAGAGAAAGTCTTTCCAGTAGACATAATCACAAGGGGATGATTCATTGGAAACAGTGGGGTAATTCTCATCCTCAACGTCCTCGCTGATCATCGCTTCGCCATCTGCCTGAGTCTCGTCCAACTCCATGCCGTCGGCTTCCATTACATCAGCGTGGAAGCGTACCCATGCCGTGCCGCGACCAGGCAACAGCCTGTCTAACACCGCAGACCTCATCGCTGTGTCATAGTCGCTGTTCTGCTCTACCTCAAACTCAAGACATCGCTCGATAATTAAAGATGCTACCCTTGCAACAGGGTCGCGGTCTTTGAATCTACGGCTTACGTCAGGCTTCGGAAGATTCCCATATAGTGCGGACTTGAGCGTGTTGACATTGCTCCACAGGATATTAAAGCGCGTTTCATCGCGAGCACCATCCCTGTCATCACGATACCGCTTGACAATCTTGGTTCCCTTCTCACGGAAAGAGGCTTCCTCCTTCGTGGCACGCTCAATCTCTTTTGTCCAATGAGCAACGGTTAAATTCTTTGACTTGCTTTCGGTTGACTGGTCCATAATTCGTCTAGTGTTTGCTCCTCAAAGAATTTTGCCTTATCGGCTTCCGGCTCATCAGGTAGTTTCTCGGCTACAATCTGGCAGCCATAGCTGAATGCATCAGATGGGTGACTTGCCCAATTATGCTTCGGGTCGCGACTGAATACGCCAGAATCATCATTGTATTCATATTCCCATGCCCTAAGACCGTCTAATCCAGCCTCGCACTCATGCTCATGGAATGCGCAGCGCTTGATAACGTCACGCGCTGCCTCAATCCGATCCTGCTTGCTTGTCTGAGGCACGATGCCAATCTTGTCGCCACCGAACCCCTTTATAAATTTCTCTTGCGTGGTGTGCCTGCTTTGGAATGTCTTGGCCCTTGCGTCATGCGGTAGCCATATCCTGCCTAGCTTACAGTCCAGTGTGCCAAGAACGCTCTGAATGCGTGGTATCCAATCGTCAGCATCTAGCCCTGTGTCATGGTCGTACTTGAGGATATTGAAACCACCAAGCAAAGGCTGCCAGAACCACCAGCTAGCCGTATCCCTAAAGCCAATGTCGCTCGATACAAAGATTGGCGAGCCTTTAACGTCCGGCACAATCTCATCAGATATGCGACCATCCCTTGCAGCCTTGTTTACATGCTTGGCTAGGATAGCGCCCTGTGACTGACCGTACTCGCCACCCCATACATGGTCAGCCTTGTCCTCGTCATTGAGGTAATCAGCGAGCATATCATCATAAAGCTCTGTATCACGAAACCAAGGGTTATCCTGCCAGCCTATCCGAACCGATATGGCATTATCCGGCGGACTATCGCGAAAGAACCTGTCTACAGCGTCAGTCTTGTATCTAGGGTTCCAACTAAACCACATCTCAGAGCCTGGCTTGCGAATCGTAGGCCGTAGCAAATCAAGTGAGTGCTGCGAGAATGTCTGCGCCTCTTCCACCCATGCAAGGTCATAACCTTCAAGTGACTTGATGTTGTCCGCATTGTAAGTCTGCATACCTTTGAAGATGATAACTGAGCCATTGTGACCTCTTATCTCATCCTGCATGATGGTGAACATGCTCTCAACGCCAAGTGATCGTATCTTGTCCTCAATGAGTAGTTTTACTGAATCCTTGATCGAGTTCTGCACTTCGCGAATACAGACGATGCGCGTCTTTTCAGTTAGGCACCGTACAACACATTGCTCAGCATAGAAATGTGACTTAGCACCACCTCGCCCACCGTAAGCCCCTTTGTAGCGGCTAGCCTGCAATAGCGGCTTTAGCTTCCTAGGTACTTGTATCCGTAGGGTCGATGATTTCATGTACTACCTTGCTTATAATTGGGCTGTCGGGATCGCCTGATATCTGCGTCGGCAGAATCTTGCCTACAAGCGTCAGGAATGCGTTAGGGTTTGCTTGGGATTGCTCCCATAGGTAATCAACTCCACCAGCCCTATCAAGCGCCTTGAGTACCATCGCCTTAACATCAGCAGTCAGCTTGTTTGGCGTTCCCTTCTGCCTTCCGCCAACCTTTGGCTGTCCCTTTGGCCTAGCCATACTAAATCAACCTACTTTAGTTTTGAGCCAAATATGAAAACAACACGCCGAAACCTATGCCGATAATGAACGCTGCCTGCATCTTGTCTTCCATCACGAAATGTTAGGGTCTACTGGCCCTGGAGTAGCAAGCGCTACCAGAATCTCTGCTGCTTGGTTAGCTGCTGTCTCTGCTGCTGTAGTCCTGCACCAACATGATTTGCCTGCATATCCTGCCCCGCCAACTGTATAGTGCCGGTCATAAGTGCTGCCGCTTACTTCGCTCTTGGTAATTCGTGCGACATTGATCGCGCCGAGTGCTGTTTGAATAGCTGGTGTAGTTGCCATATCAACTCCTTGTAAAAAGTCCCGCCTCCGCAGTCCTGTATGCTAACTAGCAGAGTGTGTTTTTGGCTGGGGTCGGGAAACGAAAAAAGCCACCTTTCGGCAGCTCCGGTAAAATGTAGAGTCAGTTGTTCAAGCGCAATTCTAAAGATTTCCGGCGGATTTGTCAAACATTACGTTCGACATGCTGCAAAGCACTTTCCAACGCTTCCGCCAGTTCACCTTGTATTTTATCCCGCCACTCTCTCTCTGTTCGGTCTGCCTTACCCGACAGGGCGACCAATAGCGACGGCTTAACACGTCTTGATTGCCGCCACGAATGCGCCACAAGTTGAAAGTATGGGTATGGGTATCGCTGGCCTATCCGATCTCTCACCGCCTCAATAGCCCTGAGTCGCGCCTCATTGTCGAAACTGTAGGCTATCTCCAGCATCGGCCAATCAATGCCTGGTATATGCTGCGCATCGTGTAATACCCTGCTTGCCTCAACCTCATAATCGTCACCGTCGAAATCAGCCAGTGCATGATGCGGTTCGTTATGGATCATCGGCTCAACGTCTGGAGTGTGCAGCATGCGGAAACACGGAGGGTCAGGGTAGTGTGATCGTGATATGTGCTTGAATGCCCATGACAAGGCAGAGTCAGCGCACCCGAATATATCAATCAGCCATGATAGACCTCTATTCATCGTATATACTCCTCTACCTCTTCGCCGATAACCTCAAATATGCAATGCCTGTTTTTTATGCAAGTTGGGGGCTAACTTACATTGCACTTAGGGCGTATAATATATGTTATCTGCCTAGTGCCTCTAGCGGCCTATCGGCTTTGATATACAGAGGGTGTCTTGGCTTGCCGTATTTCGTAGTCCCGAGGCACATCAAGTCATGTGCTGCCAGCAAAGCCATTACCAGCTCATCACGTTGCATGTGTCCTCCGTGCGCTCCCCAAGCTCCCACTATCACCCCTGCACCACGCGCCAAATCCATAAGCCACATATCATTGTCTAGCCCTATCGGTTCATCATGCGCCAGCATTGCTTTCGGGTCTGTTGCGCGTAGTGCGAACAGGTTTGCCATGTATACAGCGCCGTACCCCCAATCCGCCGCAAAACGCTTGCAGCGCCTTATTGTTGGGTCGTCCTCCCGTTCGTCTGCTGTGGACGGGTTCAGACCAATAAATAACGCATAGGGCGCGTTCTGCTCCCACCTGCGCCAGAGCGCATAGCGGTAGTTTCTGTCTGGAGAAAAAGCCGCCCCAACATCGGCAGATAACAAATCGTTCAAAATCGACCTCCTTTCAGTCGGCGCTTTAACTCAGCCGTTAGCTGCCAACTTCTTCATGACTTTCAAGTGTTGATTTAATCCCGTCATTATCTATTTGGTTAAACCGAATAAATGGAAATATATATTTTAAGAAATCCCCCTCAAACCAATAATATTTCCCGTTCAGTCTTACGCGTATATCTATCATGTGGCTTTGCGGGGCAATGTCTTTTAAGAGCTGGTTACTACCAAAGTTATCATCGCAGCTAACAATGCTATCAATCGGATTGCTCATTCGTCGTTCCTCCTCATTCTCAACCGCTTATAGCGGGGTTAGGTTGCGTTGTATTGTTCAAACCCACCCTCGATCTCGGATCTCGCGCTTTATCTTGCGCAGTGCTGACTCTCCACCTTTGATGGTGAATCGGACTTTCTCCGTAAACCAGCCCTTATCAACTTCCATCTCAAGCTCAAGACCTAGCACATAGCAGCGATTCCGAAGGATGTTCGGAAACTTTGCCCAACGAGGTCCTTCTGCAACACTTCTCAAAGTACCAATTCGTTCTTCCATAACCTTACCCGCAGACGGTGCGCCAGCGGGGCTTTTTGCATCTTCAGTGTGTTCCATGTTTAGTTCTCCGTTTCTGGTGCAGCAGGCGCACCGCTGGTTAATTTCGCGTTATAACGCTAATCCCAATACCCACGGGTGCATGGTTTCCCCCCGTTCAGCGCAATCTGCACGTCTGCAAGAGCCTGCGCATATCCCCCGGCGTATCCCTCGCCACTTAGCCCACGCGCGAACTTTCCGCCACTTTTGGCTGACGACTCGATCTCCTTTTGAACATTCGTCTGTGCCCTGTCTAATGCTCTCTTTATTCCCGTTGCCATAATCCCTCCTCGCTTGATAAATCTTGATCTGAATAATGCGACCCATAGCCTGCAATCCACTCCAGAGCCATGACGAATTGCACCGTGCCGCCGTACTTGCAATACCGGCGCACCGTCCGATCGCTGATCTGCATCCGGCGTGCTACTTCGCGTTGAGAGATTCCGGCCCTCGCAATGAGGGCGAGGATGTGGTTAGTGGTGGTGTCGATGATCATGCCGTCGGTTTCCTATTCCCAGCAGCCCGTGCAGCTCCAGCAGTCCGTGCAGCGCGAGCAGCGCGAGCAGTCCGTGCAGTTCGTGCAGTTCGTGCAGTTCGTGCATTCCGTGCAGCCTGTGCATTCCGTGCATTCCGTGCATTCCGTGCATTCCGTGCATTCCGTGCATTCCGTGCAGCTCCAGCAGCCCAGGCATTCCGTGCAGAGCGTGCAGTTCCAGCAGCCTAAGTTGTTTTTGTTCTGTTCGACGTAATCAGGACGCTTAACCGCGAACGTTTTGCTTACACCGTTGACGCGCTTGTCAGCACGTTCCCGGAATGCTTTAAAGCTCTCAAATATCTTTGTTTCAGCCGTCATCATATCAATCTCCCTTTTGGTGTTTTGCGGCTCGGCTATCTGCCTGCCATATGGTGAGTGTAGGGCATAGCGTCCTACGTGTCAAGCATTATTTGCATTATTTATCGCGTCCCCCATCAACCTTATGGCTGTTCCATTCTGCACCATCTTTGTGCTGAACTTGAACACTCGCCATCCGAGCAGAGCTGCTTCATTGTATTTCTCGTAATCCTTCTCAATGCTTGAGCCTCTGTTGTGCCTGCCCTGAATCCAGGTGCCGCCTTCGATCTCGCAAGCAATCATCATGTCCGGCCATGCGAAATCGAAGCGCCAGCGCCTATCGGGATGAAACTTATGCTCCCTGACCGGCTTCGGCAATTGGTCAATTCGACAATGCAGCGCAAATGTTTCTTCGCCTTCGCTCATGCGGACTTCTGATGATCGTGTTCAGTGTTCACAGTACCGGTTCCTTACCGCACATTGAGCACATTATCTTTGTGGCCGATATGATGTAGTGATAGTTGCCGCAATCGCACTGAAAATGCTCCTCCGGCTCTACTAACCCTTGCATCACGCCTTGAGCGCACCCGCATTCAGGGCAATCAAACACTCGTGTTCCGACTGGAGCAACACCGACCCACTCATGTTTGCAGCCAAGGCATACCATCGGGCCTGCCAAATGAGGGCGCATTGCTGATAGGTCTATTACGTTATCATTCACTTCTCACACTCCAGACAGGCGTTATGGTACTCGTGGCTGGACTCGAACCAACATCGCGCCCTAATCTGGGGCATTTTACAGGGTATAAATCTGCCGCTCTACCATTGAGCTACACGAGCTTTAATCATCGTCCATTATATCACATGCGCGGCAAACTTCATCTTTTGAAATCCCGCCACCTAGCCAGAACCCCTTAGCCCACGCCAGCGCGTCCTTGTAATCCTTGAACGTGCCGCACTTTTTGCAGGTTCCAGCCATCATGTAATTGTGATGGTTAGCCATCTTGCATATCCAACATATCTGCCGATATTAAATCAGCCATCGTAATTAAATTTATTTCTATCCCCATAGCATTCGCCATTGCTCTCAGTTGTTTGCCTCTAGCCGCACAAGGAGCTATTATAATTGCTTTGTTATCAGCGCATTCTTGCAGCATTCTCATTGTTCTTCCTTCGCGTCTTCCATAAAAAACACCAACCTTCATTGCGTCACCCATTGCCCTTGCAGCCAGATTGCCAGCTTAGCATACCTGAAACTAGTCGGCCTATTGAGCCTTGCGCCATTGTCATTGCCTTTCACCGATAATATCTGAAAGTAGTAGAGTTAGCTGGACGCAAAAGTCCCCGCCGTATTCGTCCCTGCCGATTGCATCAAACTTTGTTTCAGCCTCGAAGTAAGTTTTAGCTTCTACCTTCCGTACATCCACCACACAGCCGTTTGTTAGATGCTCTCCAATCGATATTACACCGATATATGTATTTTCTTTTTTCATCACTTAACAACCCCCTTTATAGTTATGATTCCCTTTTCAATCAGCCTCCGCCATGTGCGAACCATTGCGCGGCGAAAGTACCAATCCTTGTGCTGCTGAAACTCGCACCAATCATCATCAGACCATAAACCAGCCTTGCGTGAATCGGCAGCATCATGGCATGACGCGCAGGCGTAGCAGGCAGATATATCGTCTGACTTCTTCCCCATTCCGTGCGATTCGTCGGGCAAATGCGCGAGGACGGTTGTCTCAGGCTGGCCGCAGCATATTCCGACGATCTGCAAAGTGCATTGCTCGCCCCTGGCGCT